CTTTAGGCTTTTTGACTGGTTCGGCGTCTTCGATTGTAACGCCTGACTTTTCGCGGTGTTCTTTGATTAAAGCGTAAATCTCTTGTCTAGTAGCGGTCTTTTCAACTTTAAGACCATTTGCTTTAGCTACCCCGAGTAATTTTTCTTTGCTAAGGTTCATTGATATAGCCATATTAGCTACTTCTTCGATACCTTTTTCTGTTAAGGTTGTGTCTTCGGGAATTTCAAGCGCATTTACGGGGGCTTCTGGTTCAATTTTACCGCCTTCAACTCTAGCAGAATTGGCGGCTACAAGTTTGGCGATTTCTTCTTCGGTGATACCTGTAACTTCTTGACCGATTTGGTAATAGTTACCGTTGTGTTTAATTAGGGTGGTTGCAATTACTCTCATATTTTTATAGTAGACTATCTAACCCACCGTGTCAAGCCCCTATTTACACTAGGTTAAGCCGTAGTGTGGCGCTTGCTGGTTTTCTCTATGCTGACAAAGACTGCCACTAGGTCGACGTTTGTATCTAGGGCTGTATTCGGGTTAATAGTGTTTTTCTCTACTTCGTTAGTGTCAAAAGTTACGGTAGGTCTGGTCGTTTCATAAACCCCGTCGATTGTAGCGAGTAAAACTTCGTTACCTTCCATACACCTATCAAGTCCGAGGGCGTCATTAAATCCGATACTAACTACGTCGCCTGATGTAACCCTGACGGGTACTTGAATGTTTGTAACTGTCTTAAATGCTTTGACCCCTGCAACTGTTGCGTCGTCGTTAAGGGCGATTGTGTCGCTAATAACTTCGTTTCGAATGTTTGTACCAGTAATAACTACGTTACCAGTAAGCGACCCACCCGCTTTAGTACCAGTAATAGTAAGAACTCTGGGAAAATCGGGGTTAGTAATTGCCGTGGCGATTTGCTGAATTGCCGTAGTAAGGGTGATGTTTGCGTGAATGTCATTTACGTCTGCGTCTGCTGGTGCTGTCCATTTTTGCCTACGAAGATAACCGAATGCGCTTTGAACTTCGCCTCGAATTGTAGGTAATTTATAGTCTGGCTGTCTTATTGCTTGTCCCATATGTTTTAGCTACCGTATATTTGCTAAAACCTCATTATGCTACGGCTGACTTTATGAGGTATCCCGCTACTGCGGCGACTAATTTAGATTCGTAGTAGTCATTGGCACGTACGACCTCGGCTTTATTCCAGGGTTCGTCCCACCTATCGACATATCTTGCGTTTTCAACTTGCAAGGTGTAACCGAGCGAGATTGATTTAATCTTAGGTTGTGTTCTGACATAAGCGAGTAGTGCGTGCTTGCCCCATACGTAGGTCATTACGTCGGTCTGGCCTTCGTCGGCGCTATTATAAAGAGCGTCGCCGATTAAGACTTTTTCTACACCGATAAGGTCTGCTAAAAGCTCTGGGGTTAAGACCCTGATACTAGCTACTGACAATCTACCGAGTAGGTCTGGGTGATGTCGCAATTTAGCCCATACTTGATAGCCGATTGCTAGGGTGTTTGGTCTAACCATAGCATTAGCTTTGATTGTGTCGAATCCAGTTTGAATATCGCTAAATGGGTCTGAATTTGCGTAGTCTGACCATTGGTCATTACCTGAAAGTGTAACGGTTTGGGCGATATTGGTAGCAGTTGCGTTAGTAAGCAAGTCTGCTATCTCTTTTTCAAGGTTAAGGTCTAGGTGTTCGGTAACGTTTTCGGTTGCGTCCACTCTAGCGTCGTGTGGGCTTGGGTATGTATCTCTAACCTCGTATTCGATTGGTTCTTCTAGCGATTGCTCGGCTAGAGGCCCGAATGCGGTTTTAACTAATCCATGATTAACTTGGTTTGCGCGGCCGTATCCAGTTCGGCGAGCGTCTACAATTCTGAACTTAGATTTATCATAAGTGAAGTAGTAGCCTACCCTTGCTGGTACGTCCAGTCGGGGCATAAGCTGTACGCCTATCATGTCGCCGTTTTGGTAAGCGACTGACATTTGCGTTAGTGTTTGGTCTACTTGATAGTCTACTAAGTTTGGCATATTTTTATTTTATATTTTTTTTCAATAATTATCTAGCTATTAAGCGTGTTTCTCAAAATGCGGCATATATTCGAATATGTCGCCTGCGTCGGCTGGCTCGATAGCTACACCGAACACGTAATTATTTTGAGTTGTCGTTGCGATTGCTTTTGCGTTGCCGTCTGATGTCAATTTATCCCCGATTGAGATAGACCCACCAGCGATAGCCTTAAATGTTTTATTACCGAATGGAAGGGCGACCGATACGTTTTGACCTGCGCCTGCCTGGGGTGCGTTTTGGATTGCGCCCATAACTGCGTGAGTTGCGGCAGAAGCGATAGTAACTACACCTTTAGCTGAAATGTAAACAAGATAAAATTGCTTGTTAAGCAAAGTTGCGGCGCTTTTGAATGTTTTCGGATTTTCTGATGTAGTTGCCATATATTTATTATTTACTATTTATTTTATAAATGCAATAGGTTATTTATTTTCTGCTGTAAAGGCTTCGTAAATATCCTTATGCTCTTTTCTAACTATCTTGTTAGCTTCGCTTGCGGTTTTACCGCTAGTCATAAGCTCTGATACTAATTTATTGTATTGCTCGGTCGCTGTCAAGCCCTCTTTATTATCTTCACCATTAACTTTAGTAATTTTCTGGTCTGCGGTAGCTTTAAGCACGCTTGCCAGTAATTCTTTTTGCTCGGCATTCAATGACTGGGCTAATTTAATCAAGGCTTCTTTACCTGCTGGGGTAACTTTACCGCCCTTATCACTTGCCATAAATGGCGCGCTAAAATCTTCTGCGGCTTTCAATTCTGCGGCTTTTTTACTTTCGACCTCTAAATCTTGAAGTCTTTTAAGCTCTGCGGCATTGATAGTAACGTTTTCTTTACCTGCTTTAACGTCTGCTACCATTTTTTCGGCGGCTGTTTTTGCTTCTTCTGGGGTTTGACCTGCTTTGATTAACGCTTTTTCGCAAGCCTCGACGTCCTGGCTTTCTGCGGCGTCGCCTGCTTCTTTTTCTGCGTCTTCTTTAACCTTAGCGGCGTCTGCGTCGACCTTTGCTTTTTCGGCTTCTACTTTTTCGCCGTCTAGCTGGGTTTTTTGCTCGTCGCTTAAATCGCCCGCGTTATCTTCGAGGAATTTTTTATCTTCGTCGGTTCGCTCTGCGACTGGTTTTTTGAGAATGTCTTCAAGTGTAGGCATATTATTTGCTGTTTTGCTATCCTTACTAAATAGTATCACAATTCCATTAGGGTTTGTCAAGTCCTTTTCGCTAGCAGTTATTGTAGGCATACTTTGCATGAGTGGGCGGTTTGTTAAAGTGGCCGCTACAAGTACCGCGCCGTGATGTGTTGACTTCTGGGGGTCGGTATAATCGAATGACCACTCGGCGCTAATCATTTTATAAATTTCGTCGCCGACTAATTCTTTGCCTAATTTATTCCATTTAACAGAAGCCCATAAACCGTCTGCTTTGTTAAGTAGTTTTTTAATCCAGCCTGCGGCTCTTGATTCGCCGTTCATTGAATGGTCGACGTCGACTGGGGTAGCCCTTCTTACTTTTCGCTCGAAATTGGCTATCATATCGTCGAAGCATTTATCATCTAAAACCATGTTACCGTAAGGCATGGTCATAAACTCGCCTTTAGGTAATACTGGGATTTCTTCGGGAAGGTTGCCGTCATTTGCGGCCATTAACGTACCGAGGTCTGTTGCTGATTCGAATTTACCCTTAAATGTTTGGTTGTCGTTTGTAGCTTTTGGCATAATTTTACTTCTACAGATTTTAATAGCTTGCTCTTTTGTTTTGCCGTCCTTCATTACTTCCATAACGCATTTTTCCATTTTCGGTATCAAGTTATCTGGTATACCTGGGTACGGCATATATTTATATTAACTAAAATCTTTGCTTAATGCAATTTTATACCTTTTCACCTGGCATATACAATATGATACCCGACCTGCAATTAGGGTGCGCTGGTGGTTCGGTTACTTTTTCACCCTGAAAATCATTATATTTATAGTTGAATGGTACTACCCCTAGTAATTCATTAGTCCTACATATAATAGATACCTTCTTGTCGCCAGCCGTTCGCCAGCTTTTGCGGTTTGCGCCCACCTGTCGGCCGACTTCCATACGACCCGCGCTAAATGCTCGAACCGATTCGGTTTGCGCTATGGTTGTGGCTCTGACTGGGTTTTTAATGATTTTATTAAGTCGTTCTACCGCCCCGTCGCGATTTTCGCCGTTATCTATTGAGGTTTTAAGGGCCGTTAAAATACTTTTCTTTGTGGTGTCGGTTAATCCTTTAGCCAGGTCTAGGCTATATTTATTCAAGAACTCGATAGCTGGCGGTGATTCCCTAGACCAGCCGACGTCGATTTTTAATTCTTCTTCGCTGTATAAGCCGCCCGCTTCTAGGGCGTCGACCAGGGCTTTAGTTAAATAAACCTTTAGTACCAGGGTTTCGTTTTCAAGAATACTAGCGGCGGTGTAGCTTGCTTTTGTTTGGCGTTCGAATACTGACCAGTTTAAGTCTTCGATTACCCGTTCGGCCAATTCCCTAAAATAGCGCTTCATGGCTACATTAGTTTTTAATTCTGACCGTAAAAGTTGCTTAAAGATTTTAGGGTTTTTTCGGTAGACTGGTGCAAACTCCTCTGACCCGCGCCTAATTGAATCGGCATAATAAGAAGCTAATATACTCGATTCGAGGTCGATTAACTTTGCTAGTTTTTCTTGTTTTTTCTGGGCTTCTTCTTTAGTCATATTAGGCGGCGTTAATAGCTTTAAGCTCTTTGTCGACCGCCTCGAATAAATCTAAAATCTTTTCTGGGGTCGGTGCGACGTCGTGTTCGTGCGCTTTTTTCTTAGCGACTGGTTCTGGTGCGGCCTTACTTTTGATTTCGTCGATTTCACCCTGCAATTTAGCTATCTTGCCGCTTAATTTTTCTTTGCGGTCGAAAATATCAAGTTGCTTTTTTGCCTGGTCTTCTGGTGATAACTTGATACCCTTTGCTTTCATTTCTAGCAACTCTCGGCGTACCTCTGAATTAAATTTACGGGCTTCTTCTTTAACCTTTTTGATTTCTGCCTTTTTAGCGGTTACTGCTGGGTCTTCTGACTTTTTACCCTTCTTGCCCTTGCCACCTTTACCACCCTTGCTCTTTTTAAGTGCTTCGCTGATTTTGCGTTTAGTTTCTTCTGATAGTGGGCTACGTGTGCCTTCGCCCTTAGTACCACCTGCTATTAGGGTTTTTACCATATCGTATAATTCTAGCCCATAAGCGGCGATATAATCTGGCGACGTTAATTTCTTGTAGTCTTTGACGGCCGCCTCGATTTCTTCGCTGGTAGGTTCGCTAGCCTCTAACGGGTTGCCTTCCATGTCAAAGCCTGGGTTGTCTGGGTCTTCTTCTGGCTCTGCTTCTTCTGCCGCGCCACCTTCAAGCCCTGCTACTTCGTTATTTAATTCCATAAGCATATCGTCGGCCATAGCTGGGTCGACTAGGGTTTCACCTGAAAACTCGGGTAGGTCTAGCGCCTCTCTTACGTATTCTTCAAGATTTGCGTCGACGGTTAATACGCCAGTTTGTAATGCACGCTGTAGGGCTGTGGTGAGTTTATCTATATCAATTTCGCCGAGTTTGTCATAAGTGAGTTTAGGGTACTTTTCGACGTCTAAGAAATTAAAGTCGACTATTTTTTGAATGATGTATTTATCAAACGTTTCGCATATGTGTTTAGCGACATATTCGAGGGCCATTAAAAAGAATGTGTTACTACCCTGAAAAAGCGCCCAGCTACCGACGCTACCGCTACCTAATTGCATAAATGCGGCTAAAACGTTTAACATGATAGCCCACTCTTGACGCTTAATAAAGTCGTTCGGGTTCTTAATAGTACCCGCTTTCATATCTAGCATTTCTACTTCCCAGTCGGCGGGGTGGCGAATAAATCCTTTTTCATTAGCCCGCATATTCTGTAGTAGGGTATCCATTTTTTGCTCGTCTTCTGGGGTTGCGCCTGTCGGGGTCTTGCCTCTGGGTACACCCATACCGTGCTTTGCCATAGCGACAATTTCGATATTTTCTGCTCTATCCTTAAATAGCCAGTGCTTCCAGGCTGAACGTAAAATACTGTTACCTTCCCAGTCGTCGCCCTCTTTTTCGTTGACGAAAATAGCGAGCTTATCCATAGGTATTTCGAAAACGCCTTTAGTTGTGGTTTGCTGTATACCATTGTCGCCGTCTTTTAATTCCCACTTACTAATCGTTCTGGGGTGTCTGACTGCGAGCTTTTTTAATCCTACTTTGCCGTCGGGTCTGAATTTATAAACTAGCTCGAATGGCATAACGCCGTAGTCGAGATATAAAAGAATGTTCGTTAAGGTTTCTTGCCAGGTGCGGGTCATATCCTCGAATACCACGTCTTCTATAAACTCTGCGATTTGCCTATCGACTCGAGATTCACTGGCCGCCTGTATATTCCAGTTTGCCGACAATAGGGGAAGTTTAACCACTTTAAGCGAAGCTCTAACGTGGGCGTCGCCCTTACGCATTTTGTCAAACTCTTTTATTCTGCGAGTACCTTTAAGCTGGGCGTTGTATTCCTGACCATATAAGAAGCCGCTAACTATATCGTCATTCGTGCCTAGTTCCCGTTCTTTAGGCGTCTGTACTGGTGGTTTTACTGGGTTATTTAATTTAACTGGCATATCTTTATTCTATAATTTTTAATACTCCATGTCGAGTATCCCTGCTGTTGATGTTAGGTCGTTTTGCCTACTTCCAGTGTTTTGTAACTGATTTCGGCGATATTCTTCGTAATTATCATTCTTTTTGACTATATTTTCCTGTTTTTCTTCGATTTTTTCTGGTGGCCTAAATGTTCTACTTAACCATTGTCGCTCTATGTTAGCACCGATACAAAGCAATAGGTAACGTATAGCGTCTGGCCCGTGGTCGTTTTCTTTTTTAGTAATAGTATTACTGTACGTGCCGTCGGCGTTCTTTTTCCATTGATAACTTAAAATCTCTAGCCTTAGATTGACGCATTTACTGGTTATCATTAGTCGGCCAGCCTGCAAGAATTTACGCATATAAGGTATTGAGTTTTGTAGGTGGTACATACTTGGCTCTTTATTCTCGGGTAGAATTGGCGCGCCTCTGATTGCCCGTTCGTGAATTAAAGCTAGGTTGTGAGGGTCGCAAGCCCAGCCGCGTATATTGCCCTGTATGCCCTTTTGTTTGTCGGGTAACACTAAACCGTAGGGGTAAAGCATTTCGTTAGCCGCTAACCATATTTCGTCTGTACCTCGGTCGTCGACGTAAAGCTCGTCGAATACTACTAACCTGTCAAACGTCGTCGGTATCCATACTGGTAAAATAACGTTCGGGTGGCCTTCTGAATGACCAAAGTCCTCGGCCAGATAAATATAGCCCTTTGCTGGCGGCTTCCATAACTCCTCGCCTTCGTCTGGCATGATTAAATTGTCGTCGTCGCTATAACTTGAACCATAAACTACACCCCTTAGCCCTGGGCGACTGCATAGCCACTCGGTTTGCCATACCTCGTCGTCTAGGGTCATTCGCTTAACGATTAAATCTTCCCAGTCGTAGTAACCGTCTGCCTGGTCGATACTGTCTGGTAGTTCTGCGCCGAATACTTTTTTAATTCTGGCCATTAGCTCGGGGTTGTCTACTGGTAACGGTTCGACAACTTCCCAGATATTCCAGCTATAAACCTGGTAGCCTTTGTAACTGGCCTCGTTTAACATTCTTTGCATGACGCCGCCTGCAAACTTACGGGTAGATGTTAAAACCGTTCTTGCCTTAATTCCCTTCTTTGTTTGCGGCATTGATAAACCCTGCTGTAGCACCTGCCACGCCATAAGGTCTATTTCGTCGAAAAATGCTAATTGAGGGTGGGGCGAGTTTACCCCCGACATAGTACCCGCTAGTACCTGGTTCGTCGAACCGTTTTTTAATTTCGATTCGCGCATTGTGAAGTTATTTACGTTGTAAGCCAGTGGGAATAACGAGCTAAAAGTTTGAAAGTATTGATAGATTTTTAATGCCTGCTGTTGAATTGCACCGACGGTAGCTATTTCGGTATTGTCATATAGGTAAGCCAGTATCGAAGTGAGGATACCGAATATAAACGTTTTACCACCTGAACGATTGGCCATAACCACGGCGAAGCTAATATCCCCGAATAGGTAGTCGGCCACGAAGTCAAACGGGGCTTTATGCCCTGGCACAATGACATTACGGGGTATATTGATTTTTAGCCAGCGTTCAATCCATGCGTGTAGGCCGTCTTTATCTCGGCGGTCGATTATGCCGAGTAAAATATCCCTATTCGTTTGATTTACTGCTAGCTTCTCGCTGTTTTCTTCTAACATAGTCATAGTGGCGATTAAGTAGCATTTCTTGTAATTCTACTTCTCGCTCGTTTTGTGGCGCACCTAATACGGCGGCGCTGTCGCCTTCTTCGTTACCGAAGTATTTATTTTTCTCTAGCCACCACTGGGCGACTTGCACATTAGGGTCTTTTGCCGCTATCTGTATGTAAATCGGTTCGTTTGTTTTTGGGTGTTTTAATTGAACGAACCCAGGCTTAGTACCAGCCATAGCCTTAAAGACCGCTTCTACTGCTACTGCATTGGCGTTATCTTCTGCCAGGCTAACGACCCGCCGAAACGTTTCACTATTTTGATTATATTTTTGTCTTGTGTTTTCTTCGATTCCCGCTAAACTAGCCGAGATTTTTAACTTTTTACCAGTCGACACATGATACAAAAAAACCCTTAGCATTTCGGCGGTTAGATTTATTTTCCTACCCGTTTTTTCGCCAGGTTTACGCGTTGTCAATTCCGATATGATTTTCTTGTGTAAATCGTCGGTACAATGCGTTTTTACGAACTCGTTATCGAATGGGCTAACTAAATTATCCATGCTTTTATTATAGCTCTTTACTGATTTTAAGGTCTAACACTTCTTGCCAGCTATCAATATCGCACTGGTCGCCTAAACTACCGTACATTTCTGGGTAACGACGTATTTCGTCTTGCATTTGCTCTTGTGTATGTGGTCTAAATTCCTGCCAGCGATTCTTAATCTCGGTAACTAAAATATCGACTGCGGCCGTTCTTCTACCGAGTGCATATCTAAAAGCAAAAAATAATATGTCTTCTTCTTTTTTAGACATTATTACTGTTACGTTTTTCTTTACTCTTTGCTCGAATGTTAAAAATATCCTAGCTTCTTCTGCAACTTCCATAAGCGCACTTAAAACCTCGTCGCTTGCATTTCGCCACTCTCTTATTATGTCTTCGCCCCAGCTAGTACGCCGTGCTTCAATAGCTTTTTTTAATATGATTATCCAGTCTAGGCGGTAAAGCTCTAGGCGTATCTTTTCGCGTATTTCTAATTCGTAAATTCCTTTTTTTGGCATATTACTTAAACCAGTCGTAGTAACTTTGTCGGTCGGCTTCGAAAATAATCAATAAAGGTAGACCCGCTTTAATGCGCTGGTAGTTCATAAACATACGCCCAGTGCGCCCGTTGCCGTCTACGAATGGGTGAATGGTTTCGTAGTGTATATGTAGTTGTTTAATCCACTC